TGACTGACCGAAAGCTGCGCGAATATGCGCAGGCTGAAGGGCTCAACCTGTCGAAGACGTTCATTGACGAGTTCGGGCAAGCTGTCCCACAACCTTCGACAACGGACGAACGTGCGCTGACTGCTGACTCGCTGATGCGACTCACCGGCAGGCACATCGACGACGTGTCGTTGGACATGGGTGTCCCGACCGACTATGTCCGACGTGTCGTCGATGACTACAACGAGTTCAAGGAGGACGCGATCCTCTACGACTTCACCGATATGCTGTCGCGGTTCGTCAACGAGGCTACCTTGCCCGAGTTCGACTTGCTGATTGTTGACGAGGCGCAGGACCTGTCCGCGTTGCAGTGGCGCATGGTCGAGAAACTCGTCGATCATTCGAAAGACGTCTACTACGCGGGCGACGACGATCAGGCGATCTACGCGTGGGCAGGAGCCGACATTGAGCACTTCCTGCACCTTGACGCAGACCGCGAAGTCCTGCCCACGTCCTACCGATTGAAGTCGGGCGTGTTCGATGCGTGCCAAAAAGTGATCCGTTTCTGCGATGATCGGTATCCGAAAGATTGGCAGCCGCACGCGCAAGGCGGTGTCGTCGAGCATACGAACGAACTCGACAAATTGGCCGACGACATGCGCGAAGGGTCCTGGTTCCTGCTTGCGAGGACGAACTCCTTGGTTCGATCAATGACTAAGTTCGCACGCGACCGCGGCTTTGCATACTACTCACCGACGAAGGACGGAATGCAATCGTCCGTCGCTGTCGATCCTGTGCAGGCCGTCCTGATCTACGAGAACCTGCGTCAAGGCAAACGTTTCGAAGGCGACAAAATGCGTCTTTGCTGGGCACACATCGCGCCCAAGCTCCGCCCGGAGTCTGCGCCTGTGTTCGATCCCACCCACGACTATGGTATAGACGACCTCTGTGCCACTGGCTTCAAAGCAGACGCGAGCTGGCTCGAAACTCTTGTAATGCCTCGCCCGTTGCAGTCGTATATCCGAACGCTGCGGGCCGAAAAGGAGAGCTTGGTCAAGCCTCCGCGCATAACGATCTCGACCATTCACGGCGTCAAAGGTGGCGAAGCGGATAACGTTGTTGTCTGGCAGAAGCTCACCAGCCTAACCCACAAGACCTGGATCGGACCCGTGGGAACACAATACGACCAGGAGGTGCGCGCTTTGTTCACCGCAATGTCCCGCGCGAGGGAGCGACTGATCTTCCTGGACGCAACAACAGCAAAACAGTATCACGTAGAAAGGATGCTCAGATGACCTTACAAATCCTACTCGACTGCGACGACGTTCTCCTGAACTGGATCGGAGGTTTCCGTCAATACGCTGCGACGCGATTGCAGCGCACAGTTACCGGTGACCCTGATTCTTGGCAGATGGGTGCGTGGCTCGGTACGACTGACGAGGTCGCGCTCGAGCTGGTTGAAGAATTCAACGCTTCGGTGCACTTCAGCCGCCTCGTTTCCGTTGACGGCTCGCAAGACGTCGTCTACCAGTGGATGCTCGATCCCGACGTCCGCCTTCATGTGATCACGTCCTGCTCGTCAGACCGTCAGACCGTGAAGCTTCGCCGCTCAAACATCGCGCGGGTTTTCGGGGAAGACACGTTCGACTCGATCCACTGCCTCGACCTGGGGCAATCGAAGCTCAAGATCCTGCAATCGTGGAAACGCGGTGCGGTGTGGGTGGAAGACAACTACAAGAATGCGTTGCTTGGCGCAGAAGCCGGTCACTCGGTGTTCATTCGCAAGCGTCCGCACAACGCGGAATTCCAGGATCTGCACGACGACCGTCTGACCTGGTTCGAAACCTGGGAGCAACTTGAGGAGCTGATTGATGCCCTATCGTTCGACTAAATCCTACCCCGACCTGGGGCCCGTCGCCTATCGTCAATGGCGGGCGGACAGCCACTGCAATTTGATCCACGGCTACTCGCTGTCTTTCAAATTCACCTTCGAGTCTGACGAACTCGACGTCCGCAACTGGGTCGTCGACTTCGGGAGCCTGCGCCCACTGAAAGAGCTCTTGGAATCGCAATTCGATCACACGTTGCTGGTGGCCGAGGACGATCCAGAGATTGAGTGGTACCGCGAGGCACACAACCGCAAGATCGCGCGGGTCGTCGAGCTCCCTGCGTTGGGATGCGAGGCAATCGCTGACCTGGTGTTCGAGTTCACCGTCGAGTGGCTCAAGGAAGCTGGCTACGGTGACCGCGTTCGCGTCGTCGAGGTCGAAGTCATGGAGCACGCGAAGAATACCGCGATGCGGCTCGCCTAGACTTTTTTCGGGTGCAGGTAAAATAATACTTGCACCCGATGCAAATGGGTGTATAAGCGATTTATAGCAACGGAGACCACTGACATGACCGCAACATCCTACGACACCTACGCCGCCTACTGCGCCGCACGCCGCGCGAAAGGCCTCCAGGTTCTTCCTTCGACGCTCTGGCGCGCCCTGAAGGAGAACAACCTCGCACTCGTCGAGCGCGCGCCGCTCAACGTTCCTGCAACCACCTGAAACACATCAACGGAGACTACCAATGACTCAATTCATCGCACATGCCGACACGCCCCGCACTTTCGCTGACAAGAAAGGCGCGACCAAAGCCATCAAGCGCGACCTCGCGAAGCACTTCGACGCTCACGGGGACACGCTCTTCGACACCGGTTTCGAAGCGAAGCAGACCCCGGACGGCCGTTTCGGCGTCGTGTTGTTCTGCGACCTGACTCCCGCGTCGGCTCAGAAACTCGTCGGCCCTGAGCTTGCCGGCTACGTGATCGAACCCGAACTGAAGGAGGAGCCTGTGAAGAAAGCCGCGCCCGAAACCCCTGCCGCGACGACGCCCGACGCGCCGAAGAAATCCCGCCGCAAAGGTCAGGTCACTGTCGCACCCACGCTGCCCCTCATTCAATGCCGCGAGGGGTCGAAGCAGCAGGCGATCATCGACGCACTTGCTGCCAACAACGTCTGGGACCAGCCGTTCAACCGCGACGACGCAGACGCGTCGCATCACGGCAACGCGTCTCTCGTCGGCGGCGCGACGCTCGAGGACCTGCGCAAGGTGTGCCTGAAGAAGGACGGCGTGACGCCTTGGGACGACAACTCGATCCGCTCGGCGCTGTACTACGACCTGAAAGACAAAGGCTATGGCACGACGACCCGCTTCGTCGATGATGTGCCGCACTACTCGCTCGTCCTTCCCGTGGGCGTCGATGCACCTTTGGCACCGAAAGGCAAATCCTGATAACGTGCTTGCACCCTTCAGGGCGCACCGCGTAAAGTGATCAAGCTGGCCGATCCTTCGGGGTCGGTCATTTGCGTGAAACGCGACGTTTAAACGTCGAACCTGTGATGGATAAACCAGGAAAGGAAAACCATCTTATGACCTCCAAAGCACTCGTCGTCCTGTCGGGCGGCCAAGACTCCACCCTCTGCCTGCATTGGGCACTTCAGCAAGGTTTCGATACCGTCGAGGCTGTCGCGTTCGACTACGGTCAGAAGCACAGCGTCGAACTCGAGATGGCCAAGATCCAGACCGACCGTGCAGGCGTCAAGCTCGAGATCGTCGAACTCGGCCCCATCCTCAAAGGCACGTCGCCGCTCGTCGATCCCAAGGCAAAGCTCGAGCAGTACGAGGATGGTGACCTTCCCGGTGGACTGGAAAAGACCTTCGTGCCCATGCGCAACCAGCTGTTCCTGACCATCGCAGCGAACCGCGCCTACGTGATCGGCGCGACGAACCTGGTCACCGGCGTCTGTCAGGCCGACTCGGGTGGCTATCCCGACTGCCGTCAGAACTTCATTGACGCCCTCGCGCAGTCGATCAACCTGGGCACGTTCACCGGCGAACCGGGAACCGTCAAACCGCTGACGATCCACACCCCGCTGATGAACCTCACCAAGTCGCAAAGTATCGGCATGGCTATGCGCATCAAAGGCGCCTACGCGTCCTGGTCGTACTCCCACACCGCCTACGACGGCGCCTATCCGCCCATCGGGTTCGATCACGCGACCGTCCTGCGTGCGCAGGGGTTCGAAGAAGCCGGCGTCCCTGATCCGCTGATCCTTCGCGCGGCCTGCGAGGGCCTCATGGAGCTCCCCGCGACTTCCAACTACGACGTCGCTCGCGACGTCACCGAGAAGGGTCCGAAAGGCAAAGCCAAGACCTGGACCGCTGACGAGTTCGTGGCACTCGTCGCGAAGGAAGTCGGTGCAGCATGAACCTCGACAAGAAAGAGGAACTGGTCCAGGGCATCCTTGATGCTCTGGGCGAGGAACGTCGTGAGGGCCTGTCCGAAACCCCCAAGCGCGTCGTCAAGGCGTGGCGAACGTGGTTCGGTGGCTACACGCAGGACGCTGCGGACATCATGAAAACCTTCGAAGACGGGGCCGAAGGCTGCGACGAGATGGTGATTGAGGTGGACATCCCGTTCTATACACACTGCGAACACCACATGGCGCCTTTCTTTGGCCTCGCGTCGGTCGCCTATATCCCAGACGGGAAGGTTCTCGGTTTGTCGAAAATGAACCGAGTCGTTGACCTGTTCGCGCGTCGCCTGCAAGTGCAGGAGCGTTTGACCAATCAGATCGCCGACGCAATGCAGACACACCTCCAGCCGAAAGGCGTAGGCGTCTTGCTTCGCGCCCGTCACATGTGCGTCGAGTCGCGCGGCGTTCAGCATCGCGGCTGCTCAACAACCACGAGCGCACTTCGCGGTGCGATCAAAGAAGAACCTGACGCGCGGATGGAATTCCTGACGCTCGCCAAAACCAACACGCCAATCTAAGGAGACCCTGATGGCATTCAAACCCCTTTCAAATCCCGACGATCTCGAGGCTTTGGGCTCGGGCAACTCGGGTTTCGATCCCAACCACGCGGAGCCCGCGGACGCGCGTTTCCTTGAAGTGTTCCCGAACCCGATGAAGCAGGTTGCCGGTTCGGCAATGATCCAGTTCGGCGGCTACGAGGACCCGAAGGAGTTCACGTCGCTCTGCCCGAAGACCGGACAGCCCGACTTTGCTCGCATCGTGCTCGAGTACGTCCCGGACGGGAAGTGCATCGAGTCGAAGTCGTGGAAGCTGTATCTCGGGTCCTTCCGCAATGCGCAGGAGTTCCATGAGGCCTGTGTCGCTCGCATCCTTCGCGATGTGGTTGCAGCCTGCGATCCGCACTGGGCCCGTGTGATGGGGCAGTTCACGCCTCGCGGCGGCATCTCGATCAACCCGGAAATGGTCTATGACCGGGAGATCGAACGTGCGAAGGCCGAGGCGGCGATGCCCGAGCCAACTTAATCAGGTGAGCGCCTGCTTTCACGATTGAAGGCGGGCGCCCATCGCGCTACAGTACGACGACCGAAACAACGGAGACCGACATGCCTTTGACATCCGCCCAAGACAATTTCCTCGCGCGTGCGAACCTTCCGGTCGCTTTGACCAACGATGCTGACGCGCAACGCGAGATCGCAGAAGCTGCCCTGAACTGGTACAACGTCCAGCGCGGCGGCATCGACGTCAACAACAGCGCCCACCAGCGCCTCATTGCAGCATGTGAGAAAGCAGATGGCTGAACGCGACTCCTTGGACAAGATCATCACGTCGTACTTCGCGACGTTCACCACCCAGGAGTTCACCTGGCGAGGCAAGACATATGGTCCTCGGGACCTTTGGGTTTCACCGGGCATCGTGCGCGGGTTCACCTGTCCCGCAGGATGCGGTGGCTGCTGCCCACGTTTCTCTCTCGACTACATCCCGAACCCCGACGAACCACACCCGCAGTCGTATTCGCTGACGCGTCGCCTCGTCGAGTTCGACGGTCGCGAGGTCGAGGTGTTTTCAGACATGCAGGACGACCACGACTCACCCAAGTGTCGGAACCTAAACCACGAGAACGGGCGCTGTGGCATCCACGGCTACCAGCCTTTCTCGTGCGACTTCGAGCTCTTGCGTTCGATCACGTTCGCCGCATCGGATAGAACCAACATCACGCAGAAGCTCTTCGGTCGTGGCTGGGCAATGATGCGAGTAGACGGTGAGCGTGGGGCGCTGTGCGAGATGACCCCTGCTGACGCGGAGACAATCGCAGACGTCCGTCGTCGGTTGACTCGACTCACCCGCTGGATGACTCACTTCGGCCTCGACACGTCTCGCGTCCGGATTGTGAGCGACGGCCTCGACGACATTGCGCTCAGCGGCAAAGGCTTCTGGGTGCGCGAACGCGAACAACAACTGGAGACCAACTGATGCACCTCTACATGTCCGGGACGCCTCGAAACGACCCATACCAGACGGTCGAGAACCGTATGAACACCCACCGCCTGTTCTCGATGCACGGCGAGTATGAGAAGCAGGTCCTTCGTTGGGTCTCTGATCTGCGCGAAGGCATCCTCGACGCAGAGCAGTACCTCAGGGCCTACCCGCAGCACATTGACCTGATCAAAGGCCGCGACCAGCGTCGTCGTGAGCAGCAGCGCGACTACGGTCGTCAATTCGATTGGGACACCGCCGAGGTGCTCGAGAACGTCTGCGAACGTTTAAACGGGCGACCTTACCCCAAGGCGATCCTGCTCGACTCGGGCGCGTTCACGGCCTGGAACAAAGGCGAGAAGACAACCGTTGACGACGTGAAGCGGAAGTACTCCCGGTTCATCGAATTGGCGGACGACCTGTTCGACGAGATCTGGGGCATCAACCTCGACGTGATCCCGGGCGAAAAGGGTCGCGATCCGACGTCGGACGAGCTCAAGCGAGCGACCGAGGTGTCGGACATCAACTTCGAGATCCTGGTCAAGGAGTTCGGGGACATCATCCTTCCCGTCTATCACCAGGGCGAAAGCGTCGAACGCCTCGCCGAGAACGTCGCGCAGGTCGATGGCAAATCGAACTACATCTGTGTCTCGCCTCGAAACGACCTTGCCGAGGGGATGCGTGTCAACTGGTCGCGTGACGCTCACGCGGAGCTCAAGCGTCGGTGGCCGCACATCATGACCCACGGCCTCGCGACGACGGGCAATCGCATGGTGCGCACCGTCCCTTGGTACTCGGGTGACTCCGCCGCTTGGGTTCAGCACGGCGGCTATGGCATGATCGACATTTTCCACGATGCGGATCACTCGTTCGGTCGCAAGCCAGACCCGCACTACATGAACTACTTCGTCTCGTTCGAGAACGTCGGTTACGACCTGTCCGCTGATGTGATCACGCCCAACGGGCGCGTTGCTGTCAGCGACCTGGGATTGAACGCGTCCAGTTCGATGCAAGAAATCGCTGACGCGTTCCTGGGGGCGGGCATACCGCCTGACAAGTTCCCCTTCGCAGAAGACACCGGGCATCGTCACGACCTGGACAAAGCATACTTCTCGCTCGGTGAAGGGCACAAGGCCTACATCCGCGAACGTGTCGAGTCCTACGGCTTCCCGTTCGAGGTCGCCATGTGGGACTCGCGCGTCAGGAACCTGATCTGCATGGGCGAGTTCGTCGCGTTCGCAGAGTGGGCGAAGACATCGACGAAAGACGCGGGGCAGACGTACTTGCTGGGTGACCTCTGATGAAGTGGTCGCCCGATCAGGAACGCGCGCTGGCCGCTATCAGCGCCTGGCTGAAGAACCCGGAGAAACCATGGTTCAGTCTCGGCGGGTATGCGGGCACGGGCAAGACGACCCTCGCGAAGCACATCGCAGAGGGCTTTGGCGGTGAGGTCAAGTTCGGCGCCTTCACGGGCAAGGCCGCGTCGGTCCTTCGCAAGAAGGGCTGCCCCAATGCGACGACGATCCACAAACTGATCTACCAGCCCAAAGGCTCGGTCGGTGAGACAGAGATTGAGGCGCTGCAAAACCTGATCCAGGACGAGGCGCTCAAAACTGATCCCGACGAGATGAAACTGTTCACATGGCGACGCGAACTCGAGCAGAAGAAAGCCGATTCCAACGCCGTATTCGAACGCAAGCAGGAATGCGAAATCCAGGAGGCGGACCTTGTTATCATCGACGAAAGCTCCATGGTCGACATGCGCATGGGTAAGGACCTTGAGTCCTACGGAGTCCTTGTACTGTATCTTGGAGACCCAGGTCAGCTGCCGCCAGTCAAAGGCAAGCCGCGACTCGGTCCGAATGATTTTGACTTTGTCCTTGAGGAAATCCACCGTCAAGCTGCTGACTCACCGATCATCTGGCTAGCAAACGAGGTGCGCAATGGCAACTCGATCCAGCTCGGTGAATACGGCGACGGGTTGGTCAAGCTGCTGCGCAAGTCGGAATGGAATTGGGAAACGATAACGGGCGCAGATCAAGTCATCACTGGTATGAACAACTCGCGGTTCCGCATCACGCGCGGCATGCGCAAGTTCATCGGGTTCGATGGCGTCTATCCGCTCGCAAACGACAAACTGATCTGCCGTCGAAACGACCACGACATTGGCGTGCTCAACGGCGTGACATGCAAAGCCCTCGACGTCGGCAAGAAGAAGGGTAACATCATGTACTTGCCAATCGAATACGATGGGCGAGACATCGGCGTCAAAATTGTTGATCCCGGGTTCTTCCAGGAGAACTATGGCGACCGCACGCATTACCCGAAAGGCGATGGTATTCAGCAGTTCGACTATGGGTACTGCATCACGGGACACAAGTCGCAAGGGTCCCAATGGAATCATGTCATCGTCGCAGACGACAAGATGCGCATCAATGACCGCGCCCAGCGCCAGAAATGGCTTTACACAGCTTTCACACGCGCCGAGGAGCGGCTGACGTATTATGTCTAGTGGTTCCTACATGAAGAAATGGCGGGTGGCGAACCCCGAGAAATGGCTTGTGTCGTCGTGTAAGCAGACAGCGCGAAACAAAAGGTTGCCGTTCGACATAACCCACGAGGATATCTCAATACCGACACACTGCCCAATTCTCGGTATAGAGCTTCGGATGGGCACAGAGGGGTTGTAAGCTTGCCGCGACGCAGCGCCTTCAATTGACAGAATAGTTCCTGAGAAGGGCTATATTCGCGGCAACGTCGTTGTGGTATCGTTCAGAGCGAACCGTATCAAATCAAACGCTACCGCTGACGAGATACTCGCTGTCGGTCGCTTCTACAAGGAACTTTTAGAATGAAGAACGCATTCCACGAGCACCTGGCACGCCAATGCGCTGTCGGGCGCGAAAAATTCGGTCCGAACGAACGCCGCGACGGTGTGCGCGAGCACATCCTGCAGGAGTTCGAAGAGATCGACGCCGCAGTCGATCAGAACGAGGTCGCCCTTGAATGGACAGACGTCGTGATCCTCGCAATGGATGGGCACTTGCGCGCCGTGCGCGAGATGCTTCGCGAGAAGCTGAAAGGCGCACCTGAAGGCCCTAACACAGACGCTCACGGTAACCTGATCGGGTTCAGCGGCGAGCCGACCAACGATTGCGTTGCAGGCGTCGCGTTGACCATGATCACAACGAAGCAGGGGAAGAACGAGCTCCGCGACTTCGGCGACTGGCGGGGTGCATCGGAAGACGAACCGATCAACCACAAGGCAGGTGACCATGACTGATCTGCGCACCCTCGTCTTCGACACCGAGACCAACGGCAAGCGCCCGAAAGGGCGTGACGTGCCGCTCGCTTTGGAGCCCGCGATCACGCAGATCGCGGCAATCCTGTTCTGGGGCCGTCGCCCCGTCGCGCACCTGTCCTGCTTTGTTCAGCCGTTGAACGGGCAAGGCCAGCCTGCGGAAATCCCGAACGAGAAGTTCTTCATCGACTCGGGCATCACGCAGGAAACGGTCGACGCTGTGGGACGTCCTCTCAAGACGGGTCTTGCAGAATTCAACCAGATGGTGAAGGTCGCCGACCGCGTCGTCGCGCACAACATTCAGTTCGACGACCCTGTGACACGCGGGAACTACTCGCGCATCGCGGCGCCTCAGCGGGAATACTGGGACACACCCAAATTCTGCACCATGAAAACCTTGGAGCCCGTCTTGAAACTGCCGGGCAAATATGGCTACAAATTCCCAACGCTCGACGAAAGCTACCGCGCACTCGTTGACCCGATGGGTTTTGAAGGTGCGCACGATGCCATGGTCGACGTTAAGGCCTGTGCCAAGGTGCTTTGGGCTGTCGAAGACGCAATTGCCGCCGGTGACGAGCGGTTCGAGGGACATCCTATCTGGCAGCTGCCCGAGAATTGGCCCGCAGAGTAACGGAGAAAGAAATGCAAGAAGCCTATACCAAAGTACGGCCCGCCTGTGACATGGCGGGCGTCCTGTCCGACGAGGCGTCGGTCGGTGTCGTCAACGGTCGCATGGAGGCCTTCAACAAGCAGTTGATGGTATCGGTTCCATGCGACCTTCCCGACTATTCTGTCGCAGTCGTGGACCTCGATTTTGCGTTGCGCAAAGTCACCGACCCGACTGTGAAAGTCACCGACGCAAACCTGATCCTGAAAGGCGGGGGCACGACGCGAGTCAAGCGCCTCGTCAATCGGGATCCGCTAAAGAAGCCGGACATCGAGACAGCGCCCATCGAAAACCTGGACGACCTAATGGGCGCAGTCGACGACGTTTTTGCGTTCACCGAGGGCGATCCTGCCCGTCCGTGGTCGGAAGGCGCTCGTTTCGACGGTAACACGGTCACCGCAACCAATTCCGTGATGCTGTGCCAAGCCAAGCTCGCGAGCTCTTCGGGGCTCGACGGTGTGACGGTATCTCGTGCGGCTCTCGCCTACATGCGTCAGAGACGCGAAGATCTGAAGGCGTGGGGCGTATCGGAACGCGGGATCATGATAGAATTCTCGGACGGGTCCTGGGCTGTCGCAGGTCGCATGGCGATGGAAATGCCCGACGCGGCGGTGTCCCTCGTTCAAACCGCGATCAACGATTGGGAGGGAATGCGTGACGTCGATGGCGAGTACCGCGGTGCCTTCCTTCGTGCAGCCGACTGGGCTTCTGAATTGATCAAGATTTACCCAGACCGTCTGTTGACGGGACGTCACTCGTCCGAACATGATGAACCCGCAGAGACCGAACTCGGTGACGCGGAAGAAGCAGTGTTCGCTGCCAAGTCGCTCGTCACCGTTATGGCGGTCGCTGCAACTGTCGGTTTCGACCGATATCCACGTCCCGTCCCGTTCACAACGGTTCGAGGTTCTCAGGGCCTAATCGCAGGCCGCACATCCTAGGAGGAAACAACGGATGAATATTTTCGCAAAACTCGCAGACACGCTCTTTGGTTCGAAGGAGCAGAAGACAGCCATCCCAGGCGCAATGGGTGATCTCCTCGCAACGATGGGCATCCACGAATTGGACCCGCACGTTCGTTCCGGCACACCTCTGAACGTCCTGCAAGGCTGCAAGAAGAAACTCGTCCTCGTACCAGGCGCATCGCGTCCCGCGTTCTCGAAGCGCGGCAAGCCCATCATGGCGAAGGACAAGCACGGGCGGACCTATCACGTCATGGAAAACTACGGCATCCCGTCGAAGCAGTGGAAGGCCATGCAGCGCGATCAGGAACGCAAGGCCCGCGGCCTGTCCTACAACGGTGAGCCGACTGCTGACCGCGACGCTCGCCGCGCAAAGATGGTGGCTGCATAATGTTCGGCAAGAACGAGATTGTTGGGAAGCGTCACTTCCCCGACGAGGACCAGCTCCTGGTCACGTCGTACTTCGTCACGTTGCAGGGGGAGGGTCCGTTCTCGGGCCTTCCTGCTGTCTTCGTGCGCCTCGCAAAGTGCAACCTGGCGTGCTCGTTCTGCGACACCTACTTTGACTCAGGCGACTGGATGTCGTTTGATGACTTGGACGCTCGTTTAAACGACGAGGTCTGGGACACACCGCTCGACTCAAAGGACTATGTTCTGGTGATCACGGGCGGCGAGCCAATGCTGCAACAGGCTCTGGGTCACTGGCTCAAGACGCAGGTCGGTAAATGGCGCAACATGCAGATCGAGTCGAACGGCACAGCGTTCCAGGTGATCGACGACGCAGTGACCATGGTCGTGTCGCCCAAGTGTCGCGAAAAGGCGCACCGCGCTGTCGCATACCTGAAGCCGCACCGCCAGATGATCGAACGCGCCGACTGCCTCAAGTTCGTGATGGGGGCAGACCCCACGTCGCCTTACTCGTCGATCCCGGATTGGGCGTTCGATTGGAAGCGGGAAACAGGTGGCGACATCTACGTCTCGCCCATGAACGTCTACAACCGCGAACCTCAGAAAGCGAAGACGGCCCGCAACAGCAACGAAACGACGATCCAAGGCCGTTCGCGCGTCGAGGAAGTCATCTCGTTCTGGGAACCCGGCTTGCTCGACCTTGAGTCGAACGAACGCAACCACCGGTTCACCGCGGAATACGCTGTCGCGAACGGCCTGCGGTTCCAGGTTCAGGCACACCTCTACGCCGGGATGGCGTAACATGGTCGGAATCGTCAACGGCGAATTCGATTTTGGTGGTTCGGTCAAGCCGGTCAAAAAGACCCCTGCCCAAGCAAAGAAAATCTTCGACGCGTCCGGCGCGTCGCAAGAAATCCCGGAAGGATACGCGCCTCCCGAGTATCGTTCGATTGAGGGCCTGAAACGCATCGCACTCGACATTGAGGGGCATGACCCTAATCTCGACGAGTTAGGCCCGGGCGCTCACCGACCTGAAGGCAAAGTAGTGGGCGTCGCAATCGGCTACTCAAAGAGAGACGCGGCGTACTACCCCACTTCTCATGATGTGGGCCCGAATGTCGAGGATCCAGACAAGTTCTACCAGCAGTTGGCTGACGAGGCGAAAGACTTCGAAGGCGAGATGGTGGGCGCCAACCTGCAGTACGACCTCGACTGGCTGCGAACGCGTCACGGCGTGGTCTTCCCGAAAGCCAAGTTCCGCGACGTGCAGATTGCCGCGCCGTTGCTCGACGAGAATCGCCTGACCTACAAACTCGGCGCGCTCGCGAAGGACGTCCTTGGGAAAGCCAAAACGGACGAGGACTTGCGTCGTCTATACGGGAGCGGGTATATCAAGAACATGCACCTGGTGCACCCCGCACACGCTGCTGTCTATGGCGCGGGCGACGTCACGTTGCCTTGGGAGATCATGGAGGAGCAAGAACGCCTGCTCGAGGCGGACGGTCTCACTGACCTGTTCCACCTGGAATCTGCGTTGTTCCCGTTGCTGCTCGAGATGCGTTCCGTGGGCGTTCGCGTCAACATCGACAAGGCGCAAGAGTCCTATGACGCTCTGAAGGAGGAGCAAGCCGAGATCGAAGCACGAGTGTCCGAGATGGGGCAGGCGCGTGTCGATATTTGGTCAGCGGAATCAATCGCGGTAGCGTATGAGAACCTTGGGATCGAATACAACAAAACGAAGACGGGCAAGCCGTCCTTCACCAAGGACTACTTCAACAGCTCGACCCATGAGATCTCCAAGCTGATCAACCAGGCCCGCACCAACGACAAGATCGCCGGGACCTTCATCAAATCCTATATCCTGGACGGTCACATCGACGGGCGTCTTCACTGCATGTTCAACCAGCTGAAGTCAGACGGCTCAGGAACGGTGTCAGGCCGCTTCTCGTCGTCGGGACCGAACCTGCAGAACATCCCGGCACGGCACCCGATCTTCGGTCCTATGATGCGTTCCATGTTCATCCCAGAAGAGGGTATGCGCTGGGGCTCGCTCGACTGGTCGCAAATTGAATACCGCCTCCTGGTTCACTATGCGTCGATCACGAAAGGCATTGACGCGTCCAACGCGGTTCGGATGTACCGTCAGGATCCCAAGACTGACTTCCACACGATGGCCGCTGAGATCGCGGGTGTTGATCGGAAGGAAGCCAAGGGCGTCAACTTCGGTGTTGTTTACGGGATGGGTGTTCCTACGCTCGCGAACAACCTTGGAATCACCGTTGACGAAGCCAAGGCGATCATGGCGAAGTTCCAAGACAACGCTCCCTTTATGAAGGGGATGCTTGATCGGTGTTCGAACGCGGCGAGCAATCGCGGTTTCATTCGCACGATCCTGGGTCGGAAGCGTCGTTTCGATGTGTTCGAGGTCAAGGTCGCAGGCGAGGAACCTGCCTACATTCGCGAACCTGAACTGGACGCGTTCTGTGAAGGCAAGCGCATTCGTTCGACACGTCGCGCATTCACTCACGCGGCATTGAACTCACTCCTGCAAGGCTCGGCTGCTGACCTGATGAAAAAGGCGATGGTCGAGATGTGGGATGCTGGTCTATTCGCGGAAGGCCTTTTGGTCCCACACCTGACAGTCCACGACGAGTTCAACAGCTCGGTGCCCGACACGAAAGCAGGTACTGAGGCATTCAACGAGATGCGACACATCATGGAAACGACGCTCAAGCTAGACATTCCTGTCCTCGCGGACGGAACGATGGGCGGCAATTGGGATGAAGCGAAGTGACCAAGCTAATGGATCCCGACGACCTGATGAAGGACCCGCCTCACTGGCTGTTCGAGGTCAGGCTAAACGACGAACCGCGGGCCCGTGTATTCGGGCCCCGGGAAAAGCACAACTGGGTTATGTGGCGTCTTTCTAAATACGTCATTGAGTCCTTGAACCATGGTACTGTAACAGTGAAACGGTACACCAACGGAGAATGGAGAGACGCAGATGACTGGCGCAAGCTTGCACACTAAATACCGGCCCGCAACACTTGACGAGGTCGTGGGTCAAGATCACATCATGGACGGCCTGCGCAAGACGCTGGCTGAGGGCGAGCAACAGGCTTTCCTATTCGAGGGGCCCAGTGGTACGGGAAAGACCACGCTTGCGCGTATCTGCGCAAAAGAGCTGGGTTGCGCCGAAGTGATCGAGATCGACGCGGCATCCCACACGGGCGTCGATGCGATGCGAGAGGTTGCTCAGCGAGCGAACTTCGTTTCGATGGATGGCGGCGGGAAAGCATTCATCGTTGACGAGTGCCACAGGCTGTCGCGTCAGGCGTGGGAGTCGCTCCTGAAAGACATCGAAGAGCCGCCCAAAGGCGTTTACTGGTTCTTCTGCACGACCGAAGGCAACAAGATCCTGAAACCCGTGCGCACGCGCTGCCTGCCTTACGCGTTGAAGGACGTCCCTTGGCGCAAGCTGCTCGGTCTCCTGAACAAAGTAGCGAAGGACGAAAGCCTCGACGTGCCCGAGGACGTCCTCGACGTCTGCGCGGAAGAGGCTGACGGCTCACCTCGTCAGGCATTGGTCAACCTCACCGCGACGAAGCATTGCACAGACGTCGAAGACGCTCGTGCTGCGTTGAACCGGCTCGCCGGGACCAAGGAGGCGTTTGACCTCGCGCGGATGATCGTCAAAAAGGACTACCAGTTCAAAGATGCCTGTGCGCTGCTGAAGGCTCTCAAGGACGTACCGCCCGAAGGTATTCGGCACACCGTTCGCGCATATGCGACGACGACGATCCTGGGCTCTCCCGACAACACATGGGCACGCGGCGTCCTGATGGCTTTCGAGATGCCCTGCGTCGATCAGAACCAGATCAGCGACATCCTGTGCCGCCTGATCACAATGGAGAAGTGGAAGCGATGAACGAGAAATGGCACCGACGTTTCCTCGCCTTGGCTGCGCAAGTCGCATCCTGGTCGAAGGATCCCAGCACCCAGGTCGGGTGCGTCCTCGTCAACGACAAACTGCAAGTCGTCGGCATGGGCTACAACGGCTTTCCGCGAGGCGTCGCGGACGGTGCAGATCGCTATGCTGATCGACCCACGAAGTATGCCATGGTCGTTCATGCAGAGGCAAACGCAGTCCTGAACGCTGTGGGATCAACGGACGGTGCTGTCGCATACGTCACCCACAAGCCTTGCGCATCTTGCTCAGGTCTCTTGATCCAGGCGGGCATCCGCTCTATTATCACCTATCCGACCCCCGTGGGTCTCGCTGAACGTTTCTCGGACAGCTTCGCTGTTTCCGACACGATGCTAGGCGAGGCCCAGGTCGGGTTCCTTGAACTGGAGACACCTTATGGGTAACCGACTCCGTATCGTCAAACGATACAACCACCTCTCGCCCAAGGCGGGCATCGAAGAGGCGGACGTCGTCGAGATCGAAGGCGGTGCAGAAGGTGCCGCCATGTTCGTTTCGAAGATCAATGCCAACAGTCGGATCGACTATGAGATCATCGACTGGGAGGTCGCGCTGATCACGAAGATGGAAGGCCCTGAAGTCATCAAGAACGAGACGGGTGGTGCGACGGGCAAACTGATTCTACCTTGATGCGTCGTTGACAAATGCGTGAGCGGTTCGCATCGTTCACGCATCAACTGCAATCAACGGTGCTTACCATGTTCACTTTCAGAATCGCAAACGGGATTTCCAACCGACTCACTGTTCAACCCTCAGCCGAGATACTCGACGTGTTCCCGGCAAACTGCTCAGTCACCATGCTGTGCATTGATCGAACGATCTACCTAGAGCGCTCGTCGCAAGGCAATTGCGAATGCCTTGAGGGGCAGCCATACTGCAATCCCGACTATCCACGCGCTATCCGTCGCACGATACAGCACACCGACCTTCCCGCGTTCACCGTTGACGAAGCCGACTTCGTTCTCGTTGACGACATGTTCTCCTGGCCAATTCCACCCGATCACGAATTGCCTTGGTCGAAACTACCTCCGCGCAACAACATCGAAGCAGTCGTCCGCGACCAACTCTCGCGCCGTGTCGCGTCAGCAATTCGCGCAGACGTTGACCTTCGCACCGTGCAGTCGCGAGTGCCCAATTGGGCCCGTGGAATCCTGCACGCGTCCGAGTGGATGCGCATCATGACCGGGCACGTCGTTTAAACGAGTTGACACCAGGGGTGGGTTCGCGTATAAGCCAGTTATAGCAACCGACAACAACTGGAGCCCATCATGGCACGCATCACCAAAACTGAGAAGCGCACCTTCACCACAATCGACGAGGCCGCACGGTTCGTCCGCAACATAGACGGGCGCGTGAGTTTCGCGGTGAAGGTCGAGGCATTCCTGCCCACCGAGAATGACCGCGGTTTCCCGGGAATGACCTTCCTGTCCGTTTCGCGTCGTCAATTCATCGAAGTGATCCATGGGATGGGCAAAACCTTGGTCGACAAGCGCGGGGGCAAAATTGTCCTGCGCATCGACGCGAACGAGGAATACTCGACCTCACGCGCTCACGTCTCGCTGTACTGAAACCCAATCAACGGAGAACTGACATGGCACCTCGCAAACGGAAAGCCCCCATCAAAACCCGCGAAGAATGGCTGCAAGCCTTCACAACTCACGCCCGCAAGGAATTTGCGCGCCACGGATACAAGATCCCAAAGGTCCGCGTGTCTGTCGGGTTCACGTCGAGCGGCGCACGCGGCAAAGCCATTGGCGAATGCTGGCAGGGCGAAGCTGTGGAAGACAAAGTCGTCGCGATCTACATCGACCCGCAGCTGGGCGACGCGTCTCGCATCGCAGACGTCCACACTCACGAACTGATCCACGCCTGCGGCATCCGCGGGCACAAAAAGGACTTCGTCGATTGCATGAAAGCGGTCGGCTTGATCGGCAAACCCACCGCGACAATCGCGGGCCCCGACTGGCACAAATGGGCGGATCCGATCATCGAAGCGCTCGGGCCTTTGCCTCATGCCCAGCACAACGTCATGTCCAACGGCAAGGCGAAACAATCCACCCGAATGATCAAATGCGAATGCCGCGAATGTGGTTTTGTATTCCGCACCTCGTCGAAGTGGCTCGAGTCGGTAGCAGACATCCGCTGCCCTGACCTCGACTGCCGCGGTGAACTTGAAATCGGGTGAACTCCCGACACTGATATTGGAACGCGGTCCTGTCGTCGATACGATAGGACCGACACACTCGAAAGGAAGCCCGATGGCTGACAAAGACACATTCGATTTCTCGCAGTTCATGAAAGACCTCGGGAACGTTGACGACGCGACACGCAACGACCTGCTGCGCGACGACCTCACCGACCAGATGCGCACCGTCATGGCGGATCTCGGTCCTCGCCTTTGGTCTGTGATACAGAGCGAGATGGCGAAAGAGCCCGACAACAACATCCACCAGAACGCGGTCATGAATGCGTCGCTTTTCGCAATCCTATCCTGGATCGTGGCGTGCTCCCCTGAAGGCCCTGAAGTCGACGCAATCCTGCGCGACAAAGTCATGGGCAACCTCGAACGCGCGATTGCCACGGGACGCGACAACGGGGCCGAGATGGCTCGTTTCGCGCTCAACATCGGGCGCTTGCAACTCATGGAAGACGCGTGTTCAGGACTCGGAACTGTCCTGACACAGAACAGCATGATCATCCGCGGGATCCACTCGCACATCGAAAAGGACCGCAAAGGCGGTTCCTGATTAAGGCGCGCCGCTCCTGGAAGCGCGCTTTACGTCCCACCGCCAACCCCGCATGTTCGCGGAACACAACTGCACAATGGAGAACAACAATGACCGACATCTCATCCCGGAACTACCAGTATCCTGGCGACAAAGCTCGTTCGGAACACCGCGTCAAATTCTCGGGCGACTGGCTCGCAGAGAACGACCTGGACCTGAAAACCCAGAAGCACTTCTTCGTCCCGCTCGGTCGCGACGGTGACGACTATACCGGGCGCATCGTCAACGAGAAGGCGGTCGCGTCGAAGTCAGGAGAACACCGTTTCTGGGCAGGCGGCGACGAGCACCTCCCCGCGTTCAACATCACGTCCCAAGGTCGCATCGAGATTTGCCACGGGAGGATCGAACTGCCTTTCGGCGACTACGATGCGGTGATGCTCGACGACGGTCTGGTGCATCTTCAAGACGTCGTTGTCGATCCCGTCACATTCCCGGTCACTGTCCGCGCACTCGGGAACGGCCTCAACTTCATCCTGACGCCTGACATGCGCGACGTGTGCGGGCTTTCTGAAGGCGAGCAGGTGTACTTGCGCCGCGAATATTCGGGCACCAATCTGACGCTCACTCGCGGGTGCGAACGTGGCGATGGTCGCGCAACGAAGATGGTCACCGAGACGAAGATCGTCGTCTCCTACATCGACGCGAAGTGGATGCCGCCCGAGCAATTCAGCTACCAGTCACTCTTGCAGATCGTGCCTGGTCCCAACTTCCAAATCACCTTTGACCTGTCGAACCGCAACAAGGAGCACTGAGATGCCCACCGTTGACATTGGCCGGATCAAAGCCGGTTTCCGAATCTCTATCAAGGGCGACCACCAAGTCTCCTTTGGCATCACCCCTCAACAGATCGCCGCAGGCAACCTGCCCAAGATCGGTTTCATCGACTACGACGCAGCGACGCGCAAACTTGCCTTCGCTGTGGGCACCTCGGGCGTTGACGGGCCAACCGTCAGAAACTCGTCCGGTCGCATCGAGCACGGCAACGATATGCGGGTGACGTATCCCGCGAAAGGATCGTTCCGGTTCACGGATGCACTCGTGTCCATGGCCTCCTACGAAGCCACCTGGTTCGCTGACAACGTGTGGACGGTGATCCTGCCCGAAGGGCTCGTCCTCGAGCAGGAAGACAACCTGTTCGCTTTGCAGGGGATCTGACGTGAACGAGTTCGTCTGGTTCGTCTGCGTCGGGTTCAGTCTCGCAGTCGGTTGGCAGCTCGGAACGCTGCTGATCTTCGGGGACGACGAGGAGGGCTGATGCGATACGTGTTGACACTCGGGCATAACTCGCTTATACGTCGTTGCAAGGCGTTCGCGCCTCGCAACAACTGATCAACGGAGACTACCATGACCTTCAAACCATCCCCCGCCCAGCAAGCCTTCTACGATTGGGTTGCACAGGACAAAGGTAACGCTATCTTGAACGCTGTCGCGGGCGCAGGCAAAACCACGACGATCCTCAACGGTATCGCAATGATGCGCGGCAAGGTGTGGTTCGGCGTCTACAACAAAAAGATGGCTGACGAGATCAAGGAAAAGCTGAACGAACGCGACGACCTTCGCGCCCGTGCCGCATTCTCGAACAAAACCGACCGCGTCGAGTCATCGACGTTCCACTCGCTCGGCTTCTCGATTGTGCGCGGCATGACCTATCCCAACAAACCCGAAATTGACGACAAAAAGGTGGAACGCCTTGTCGACCGCGTGATCGCTGAGAAGGAGGCTGTCGCGCAACAGGAACGCCCTGAACTGCGCGAATTGAAACCGACCGTGATGCGCATGGTGTCGATGGCCAAAAACCGCGGCTTCGTTGCTGCGCAATTCGTGCGCGACGGTCTGACCGATTGGGACGACGTGGACGCGTGGTTCGACATGACCGAACACTTCGACCTCGGTGAAACGCTCGACGACGACCAGGTGGGCACCGCGATCAACTTCGCGCGTTCGATCCTGCGCAAATCGACCTCGGCAATCGAAACCATCGACATGGACGACATGGTATACTTGCCCCTTGCTCGTCGTGTGAACCTCAAGCCTTGGCACAAATTCAATTGGGTCCTCGTTGACGAGGCGCAGGACACCAACCCGTCGCGCCGCGCACTCGGTCGTCTCGTGATGGCTGGCGGCGCACGTTTCGTTGCAGTCGGTGACCCTCACCAGGCGATCTACGGCTTCACAGGCGCCGACAACGACTCCTTGGAGCAGATCAAACGCGCCTTTGACGCAATCGAACTGCCCCTGACCGTGACATACCGTTGCCCGAAGGCAATCGTCGATCACGCGCAGCAGTGGGTCTCACACATCACCGCGCACGAGTCGGCCCCTGAGGGCGAGCTGCGGACGCAACCTTACGTCGAGTTCACCGACACGATGACCGCAATCCCGCGCAGCGACTACAGCGAGACCGCGATCCTGTGTCGGTACAACAAGTACCTGGTCGGCCTGTGCTTCAAAATGATCCGCATGGGTATGCCCGCGAAGATCGAAGGCCGCGCAATTGGCGAGGGGCTGATCAAATTGGCCACCCGCTGGAAGACGGCGAAAACCATCAACGGCCTCGAAACCAAGCTGCGCGAATACGAGGAGCGCGAAGTCAACAAAGCCCTGAAAAAGGAACAGGAGCAAAAAGCCGACCGCATTCAGGACGAGGTGGCAACAGTCATGACGGTCATCGAACGCGTCCGCGCGAACGGCCTCGACCGCGTCACCGACGTTGTTGACGCAATCGAAGAGATCTTTGACGACAACGTGGCGGGCAAAGGCATGATCACGCTTTGCTCCTGTCACAAGTCGAAAGGCATGGAATGGGATACGGTCTACCTGCTTGACCGTGAGGCCCTGATGCCGTCTAAGATGGCTCGCCAGGATTGGCAGGTCGATCAGGAGAACAACCTGATCTACGTGTCCGTCACCCGCGCGAAGAAAACCTTGATCGAAGTCACCGGCGTCGTCGAAGAGAAAGACCCGACGCAGAAGGAGGACGCATGATCACGAGCGAAGTCACAGGTCGCGGATTCGTCGCCTACTTCCGTGCGAAGTGGGCGGCGGAGGCTGACGGTTTCAGGATCGGTCAGCTCGACATTAAAGCGGACGGCGAGGAAGTCGTCTACACATCAACAGCAACGAAGGAACCAGATCAATGTTCAACGGCATCAGAAACCTAACCGAACGCGACCGCCTCGCGGCCCGCGTCGTCGAACTCGAGAAGATCGTCGAGTCGCAACGGCAGGAGCTTTCGTCGCGCCTGCTCAATCAGACGTCGTTCCACCAGGTCAAGACTCCTTTCAATCTCGACTCGCATGTCCGCGACCATGTCGTGCAACGCGTCGTCGATGAACTGTCGCCCATGTTCGAGCCGCACATCCTGCGCTCGTTGAAGGAGGTGGCTGCGTCGATTAAGCGCGAGGATAGCTACCGGATGCCTTCGTACCACGCCGCAGCTGCTGACATGCGCGATCTGCAAGTCGAGGTTGCGCTACCTGCGTTGACCACGTCGTTTCGCGTCGTGGGAGCGTTCTGATGGGACAGGTCGTGGATTTCTCGCAGGTGCGCCCGCGCGGAGAGCGCCTGTCTAACGCGCGAGACGCGTTCCCGCCCATCATCGCGCAAGAAACAATCGACACCGAAGAGGCTGCGCAGCAGCGTCGATCTCTCTGGTCATTCCTGGGCGTGAGCATCAAGTGGTGCTTGATCACGCTCGGTTTACTCGCCCTTCTGGGCCTCATTATGGGACCGACACCATGACTTCCTGGCATGATCCAATGGCTGGCTACCGCAAGCTGCAAGCTGAAAAAGCCAAGAAAGAGAAGGAGGACGCGTTCAAGCGCTTCGTCCGCGAAGGAGTGATCTTCTGGTCACTCACATTCCTAGGCCTCGGCGCGTTCGCGCTGTGGGTCGTTTAAACGCCATAACAAAGGAGACCCGATATGGCCCGAGCACAACGTCTCACCGTCGCGATCAAAGAAAAGCTGACCTCGCAACTCATTGCCCACGCGTTCACCGCGCGTTCGCAGAAACTCGTCGAAGCGGAATGCGCACTCGCGCAGGAAATCTACGACGACTATATGGACAGTCGCAAGATCAAAGTCGACGGTGGATCAGGCGGCAAGTATTCCTTGCGGAAAGTCGTCGCATCGCTGCCCGCAGGCTGGCCTGGGATGTCCGACAACTTCAAGGTCGAGCTGGCCGGTCAGATGACCAAATTCGACCGCTACGACGGGATGGCCGAAGGCTACCGTGCGAACCAGAGCGAACTCGTGGGCGTCAAAGAAGTCCCGACACGCGAGCAGCAGAAGTGGCCGTTCCAGCCGGGTTTCTCGGGTCACTACGCCGTCAACACCTATGACGCGTCGCATGACTTCTCCGAGCGGGCTTCTGTGTTGCAGGGTCAGCGCAAAGACCTGAAAGACGAGATCGCTTCCATGCGTGCATCGACGCGCGGGACACTCGACACGGCCTCGACGATCCAGAAACTGATTGTCATCTGGCCTGAGGTCGAAGCGTTCGCAGCCCCGTTCCTGCAACAGGAAACAGCTGCCGCGGCGATCCTGCCTGTCGTCGCACGCGAACGCCTCAACGACGCGCTGGGCCTGCCGCCTCACGCGCGGGAGCTGGAAACAGCATGACCCGTCGCGCAATCTCGCTGGACATCGAAACACTGTCCACCCACAAGAACGCGGTGGTCGCCTCAATTGGCGCCTGCCGTGTCACGAAGGACGGTTTGGTCGAGCACACCGACTCGGATTTCTACGTGCGCCTTGATGCGCAGGAACAGATCGACGCGGGTCGCCATGTGTCGATGGACACACTCAGGTTCTGGATGGCTCAGGAGCAATCGACGCGTGCCGACACGTTCCAAGGTCCTGCTTTATCGGTGATGAAAGCCATCAAAGAGCTGCGCCGCTGGATCGACCGCGAAGACGACGGTGACATCTGGACGAAAGGTCCTACCTTCGACGACGCGATCCTGGAATCCTTGGCTGAGCAATTCTATTGTCGTCCCGCATGGCACTTCCGTCGTCACCGTGACATCCGCACGCTGGACACCATTATCGAATGGGTGGGCGACGACGCAACGCGCAATGGGTGGTATGCCGCGCAGGAGATGTTCTCCGCAGGCAACGACGCCGTCAACAACGCCCTCGAAGATGCGAAGGCGCAAGGCCGTCTGCTCGCGTGGTTCATGGAGGAGTGCACCAAATGAGCGACACTCTCGAACACGCATCGGAAATGCTTGGTGACATGTCCGGCGAGGAATGGGTGGCGCAAGTCACCTTAGGCGGTCTGTCACAGATCTCGAAACCCGGGTGGGAGATCACCCGGATGACCGAGACGCATTACCAGGCGATTGCGATCTCGTCGCTTTACCGCTTCGTGGGCATCGGCAAAACACCTTCGACCGCACTTGCAGAAGCCTATGGGCACATGCGAGAATTCTCGAAGGAACTCAAACGGCACATGGAGGCAACATGAGCGAAACAAACGCAACGCGCACGCTGCGCACTCACCTCGTTTCGTTGGGCGGTCACGCCCAGCGGTTCGAAGACAAAATGTCTCCCGGCATCCCGGACACAGGTTTCGGGTTGCACGGCGTCTATGCTTTCTTGGAAGGCAAATTCATCAAAGACCTGCCCGCACGCGAGAAGACCCTCGTTCGCTTTGGGTCGAAGGACGAACCGCGCCTCGCGCATCAACGGAACTGGCTCACAGCACACGACAAGGCCGGTGGTCTTGCGTATTGGTGGGTTCGCGTTCGCGACGGCGGTTGGTACCTGTTCACAGACCGGTACAGCTGGCTGGTGACAGGCATACCGAAGGACGTGCTCTTGCAACAAGAGAACCTGGGATCAGCCAAAGCCATGGCTGCCCGTTTAAACGACCTGATGCTCGATCACGCGGCGAAGATGTGAAACAGGAGCGAGTCAACGAATGGCTCCTGAAGCACATGAGGCCCGGTGAGGAGCAAAACTGCGGCACCTTGTCGGCCCTTTGTGGCTGCACGCGGGCGCAGATCATCGACGCCGCGGATGACTTGTGCGATCACGACTTCCACCTTCATGTCGCGGACGGACTCAACGGTCAAGCGTTCGAACGCCCCAAGAAAGCGTGGACCTTGTTCCGCGATCACGACGCCTAATAAATGGCTTATAGCGCGCCCCTTGGTGTGCTATAAGCGAGTTGTCAAACAACGGAGAAACTGCCATGAGCATCCCACGAATTGAGGTCACCAAGACGGTAACAGAGCGCGGTACCTTCAAGGCGCCCGTCCGCGATTGCATCTGCAACTGGGACTCCTTGGTCGCGCAATTCAACATCCCCGAAGACGCGGTGATGCAGATCGAGATCCCAGGCGGTGGCGACTGTTCTGGCATGAGTATTGACGCGTCAGAACTCGACGTCGTTGTGACATGGGAGCGGACGACCGATGAATGATCTCAGACGCTGGATACGACTACCAGGCAAGGACGAGAAACCTGGTCAAGGCACATGGCAGGAGGTGCGAGGTGACGCGATGGTCAGCGACTTCACGCGTTGCCGTCACGACGGTAGCCTGCCCGTCGCATGGGAAGTCCCAGAAGACGCGATTGTCAAGGACGAGCGTGGGAAGGAACCCAACTTCGTCATGAGCGGCGGTCTGATGGTGCACCAGTTTCATCGCGTCGCAATCCCGATCCCAACTGGCAACCCAGCTGCCATTCAAGCCGCCCACTCGCAGCTCAAGAACCTTCTTGACACTGTGCTCGTTATCGAAGGAGAGTTCGAGCATGTTTCCGAAACCTAAAAAGTCGTGGATCAGCGACGAAACCTGGAAGCGTCAACCGTTCCTGAGCAAGCTCAGCATCTGGTGGGCATACCTCGCGCCCGAATGGCTGACCAAGACAGTCGTCGCCTTCGTGTTCGCGTCCATCGTCGGCGTGATCGGCGCGCTCATCTGCGCCTTCCTGATGTTGGACTGGGCCTACATGTGGACCTGGTGGACGCGTATGTGGTGGGCGATCTGGTTCGTCGTGTTCTGGGCGATTCTGTCATGACCGCCGAATGGGGAAACAGGCTTGCCCGAACGCCTTATCTCGTGATCCCGCGCCTTGCGTTGCAGGCCATGCCACAGGATTGGCAGGATCGAATGGAACAGCTGCTGCAGGAGGCCGACGACGCGGGCATGGAAACGCCTACCTACAACGTCTTCCGCGACCTGAACTACTGCGACGATCCTTTTGCCTTTGGCGTCAAGAACGTCTCGGACAAACCCGGCAACGCGCACTACGTTTTTGGTGGCCGAAAAGGCATTGGTGACGACCCGTGGTCGAACTATCGCTATGGGAACGTGGACGAGCTGTGCCCGACATTCGCGCAGCGCAAGATCGACGCGCGGTCATTGGCCGAACGCACCGAGGACGCCTACTCGGCTGACCTGTTCGCGGCCTTCATCGACGACCCACGCAACAATTGCACAGAGGAGCAGGTGAATAGCCTGATCTGCTAATGGATATGCTTTGCCTCACTTGGTACGCGTTCGAAGCGTTCTTGCTGCTGATCGGTCCCGACGCGATCCTGCCCACCGAAGGCGGTCTCATGCTCGGCATTCAGGAACCGGCGTTCTGGTTCTGGAGCAACGAGACGGAGCTGTGGTGTTCCCCTGACGTCCCGAGGCTGTCGCGATGACTGGCTTCCGGATCAAACGATGGAACGTGGATGTGAACGGTCACGCGACGGTTCACTACTTCGCGGGAACACAATCGAAGGCGCGGATGAAAGGCTTCTGGGCGTACTCGTCCGCCTACAACTGCACGTTTAAACGGTTCCTGCAGATCTCACGCGTGACGCGCAATCGTGATCCCCTGCCCGCGCACTTCGGGGACCCGATCACGGTCGCCGGCGAACCTGCTTTCTACGTTGGGTATGCCGACGGAAATTCGATACATTTTGCAAGACCAGGGAGCGACGACGTGTCGTTGACGCATGAGCTTGACGCGGTGCTGCCTTGGGAAACAACGGAGACAACAGATGCTAATTTTCCAGAACGACGGTGTCTTGCCCATTGAAGGTTTCACCACCTTTGGCATGTCAGCGAAACCCGGGTCAACGAACCCAATCGGCAAATTCGGAACGGGCCTGAAGAACGCGGTCGCGATCATCCTGCGCCTCGGGGGCACCATTCGCGTGTTCCGCGGACTTGAGGAGTACGTGTTCTACACCAAGGACGTCGATTTCCGCGGCAAGACATTCGCGAAGGTGCGCATGAAGCGACGCTATGGTCTGCTGCCTTGGAAGTACGAGGCCCTACCCTTCACGACCGAACTCGGGAAACACTGGGAGCCTTGGATGGCGTTCCGGGAGCTCGAGGCGAACACGCGCGACGAGCCAAACGGCCAGACTACCTACGTGGGCACCGAGGGACCGCTCGGGTTCTTGCCGCGTGAGGACACCACGTTGATCTTCGTCGATTGCAAGGAGATGAACGAGGCCTATTCGGACATCGACAACATCTTCCTGCCCGATGATCGGACGCCGATCTTTGAGGACGATTCTGTCCGCATCTTCGAAGGCGAGAACAACCACATCTTCTACCGTGGGATGCGTGTCACGGATACGCGCAAGCCGACGCTCTACACCTATGAGATGAAGCACGTTTTCCTCACCGAGGATCGGACGTCGCAGTACACCTTTATCGACAACGGGAACATGATGAAGGCGCTCCTTGCGTGCGATGATCACGGCTTGGCGAGCAACGTCGTCCGTAACTCGAAGGATCACCACGAGGAGACATTCGAGTGGGACAAGAAGAAACCCACGGTCGGTGCAGGCTGGCGTGGTGCGTTGTCCTATGGTGGCCTGTCGCCTCGCTTCTCGACACTGCGCGACAACCTCGACTTCGGGTTGAGGCACGACCAGGAAGTCGATGTCTGCCTTGAGGTGCATCAATGGAACGCTGTGTTGAAGATCCTCGCCGCGGCGGGATCGACGTTGGTTGACAACATCACGGAGCAGTTGACCGAAGAGGGTTGGAAGCCGTCGTCGGATTGGAATGAAATTGCACAGGAGGCAGAACAATGCTGACACGCGACGAAGTCAAGAAGTTCCTTGAGGGGTGTCGAATGAACCACCCCACCGAGTGCCAGTTCTGGATGCTTGCCGGTCACGTCGGGCGGGAGCTCGAAGAGTTCCAAGGCATCGTCTACGAGGACAAAGCCACCTACATGCCAAACATGGTCAAGATCCGCACCGGCGAGATGTCGATCACGGTCAAGGCCTACTACTTTCATTCGCGCCAAGGCATCACGTTCGAGCCGGATGGCTGGATTGGGATTGCGGGCTGGGCCGACGACACCAACGTCCAACCGCTGCTTCGCGCACTCGTTGCGTGGGCGGAAGAAGTCTCGGGAGCCAAGTATGTCCAGTCCTGACGTGTCGGAAATCGTCGCGTGCCTCGTAGGCACCTGCGACGGGGATGTGACCGCGCTGATCGAAGAACGCGGGTTGCAGCTCGAGAAAGAGCGCATCCTTGCCGAGGTCGACCAGGAATGCTTTCAATGCACTGCCTGCTCATGGTGGTGCACAATCGACGAGGAGTCGTCGGAAGACGTCGGGCACGATGAATGGATCTGCCGCGACTGTGCGGAGGATATGGAATGAAGACCCAGAACATGGCGAAGAACTTGTCGCTGCACTCGGATCAGGTCAAGGCGTCGTTGAACGCAATCCCGACGTGGATCGCAATCGACCTTCCTGAGCACGCACTCGAGGCTCTCGTTGCGTCGATCACGAAACACTCGGAAGGCGTCTACAACGATGGCTACCGCATCGGGAAAGGCAACAAGGATGGCTAAGCGATTCCACGACACATGGGCGGGCCGCGAGGTGATCACGAAAGCGGTCGACCTCTGGATTGGCATACCGGAGGACCCGTTTAAACGGTTAGACATGGCTATCGCAGCGCAGAACTTCTGTAACGAGGTTAGGCTCTGCATCACCATCACACCGACGAACTACGTATATACCAACGGCGCAGAACACGGGTGGCGGATCGGCCTTCGCAACTACCCACGGTTCCCGCTCGACGAGGACAGCAGCCTATTGACAGAAGTGGCCGAGAACCTGGGCAAGCTGCTGGCCGAACGAGGCGACCAAGGCTCCTTCATGATCGAAGAGCACGGAGGAGTCACGTACTGGCTCACACGTCGCCGCACCGATGGTGCCTCGCCTCAGACAATGGCAGAGTGCGATTGCGCTCAACCAGACACATGCAGCAGAATTGGATGCGAATATGACTGACCGCACGAAACGCAGCGAGAAGAAAACACCCAAGTACCGGATCGGTGGTCAGGTGCGCTGCACGTCAGCCGCCTCGTCTGCTTATCGTGTGGGCGATGTCTACGACGTGGTCAAGCACCCACAGACTGAAGGCCCCGCGATCAAAGCGCGCGACGGCTTCCTCGATCTCCCGTCGTTGGTCATCTCGACATTCGATCCGGTGAAGTCATGAATGTGATCGGTACCGACAACTTGAACCGTGATAGCGTCGCAGACATCCTTGTTCGCGACGAGAAGCACCCGCAGGCCGCGCAGGCGATGGCTGACGAATTGAACGAGGATGTGGATCACCCGCAATTCTGGTACATGGCAGTCGCCGACGACTATCGGCTGTCCCGAGGAATGGAGGACCTGGTATGATCAAGCACCACCCAATTTTCGACATCCATCGCGTGATCAAACACTACTCGAAGAAGGACGGCGTGCCCATCACCTACGTCTGCACGACCGCACTCGATCACGGGACGGTCGCGGGCGACGTGTTCTACCGTGCGACGCGGCATCCTGAGTTCGGGAACCACTACTTCCGACTGTCGTGGCAGATGGCGGGGCTCGATGCCGTGCAACCCACCTTGATGATCGGCAACGCTGATGTGGTCGAGGACCTTTCGTTCGATTGCATCAAAGGGTCCGAGGGCTGGGAGTACTCTCAGCATCGCCACGATTACCGGGAAGTTCCTGGGTCTGGTGTTGCGATTGATGGCGGTCGCTCCTACACTCGCCTGATAGGCAACATGGCTGGGCACACGGAAATCCGCAAGGCCCAGGTGATCAACGGAAACATGATATGACCCCCCAAGAACAAATCGAACTGCACCTGCTGCACGTATTGGTCGAGGACACGCCCGACTACTACGAATACTGTTACTACTTCCCATTCAAGTACCTGATGCGTGCGACGCAATACGACCGCGAGATTGTCCGCGGGTTCATGCGCTCAATGCGTGATCGACGCTTGGTTGAATACGGGTGCGGGTTCAACGACGACGGTGAGACAGCTGGCGGCGGTTACACGCTGACCCCTGCAGGCAAAACACATCACCGCAACCTTCGCGAAAAGATGCGGGCGGGTCAAATCGCTGCCCGTGACATGGTATCACGAGGCGACGCTGCCTCGTGGGGCTCGACGAGTTATTCGTGATGGGTTGCGTTTATTTGATCACGTCACCCAGCGGGAACCAGTACGTCGGAATGACTACTCGGACGGTCGAGGAACGGTGTAAAGAGCACGTAAAGCGCGCCCGGAGCGGCACTCACGACTACCTTCTATACCGCGCGATAAATAAGCACGGCTTTGGTTCGATGACCACCGAGATCCTGCACGAGTCTACCGACGTTGACATATTAAACGAGCTTGAAATCCTCGAGATTGAATCTCGAGGAACCTACTGCGACGGCTACAACATGACCAGAGGCGGTGCCGGCACATCCGTCGATTGGTCAGAAGAGTCGAGACAGAAAGCCCGGGATGCGAGGGCCGCATACTTTAGCGATCCTGAGAAGCGAGCTTCCTTCGATGCAATGATACAGAGCGAAGAATGGCGGAATGCAGTTTCTGAAGGCGTTAGGAATACCTGGGCAAACGCAAGCGAGGAATACCGCGAGTATCGCCGTAAGCGGTGGGCTGAAGGTCAGATAGGTAGCGATTATAGGCACCCGGAAGAAGTCTACCAAAGGCTTCGAGAAGCTGCGAAGGCCGCAAATATACGGCGCTGGAAAGACCCAAAGAACCGGGAACGTATGTCCAAGATAATGGCGGACAAGTGGTCTGATCCTAAGTACCGGGAGCTGATGCGCAAGACGGTGCACAGTGACGAAGCAAACGCGCGTCGGGCTGCTACCATGCGCAAGAACTATGAAGACCCCGCTTTCCACAAAAAGGTTTCAGAGCAGATAACAGCAATGGTGAAATCCACCGAGTTCAGAGAAGCAAGACGGCTTGACATGATCGAGCGGACCTCGGACCCCGCGTGGAAAGCCAAAGCTGCTGAGCGTATGAATGAACGCTACCGGGACCCGTTAGAACGCGAGAAGGTGTCGAAAAGATCAAAGAAAGCGTGGGCAGACCCTTCTTTTAGGGATCGAATGCTAAAAGCCAAAGCTGCGCAGAGTAAGCCCGTTTCTGTTAAAGGTGTCGAATACCCGAGCTGTAACGAAGCAGATAGCAGACTCGGACTTTGTCATGGGTCAACACGTTACAGGGCAAGAAGCAAATTAACTCAATGGTCGGAATGGAAGGAAATCCAGTGACACAATCTAAAGACACCAACCCCAAGGACGCTCTCGGTACAGCGAAGTGGCGGCAGTTCATGACTGTCCCGCGTCAAGTGCTCTGGGAACTCGGCGTCGCAATGCTCGAAGGAGCTCTCAAATATGGACGCCACAACTATCGGGCAAGCGGTGTGCGCGCTTCGGTATACCTGGACGCGGCCTATGGTCACCTCGACCAGTTCTGCGAAGGTGAAGACATCGACAAGGACTCCGGCCTGTCACACATCACGAAGGCCATGGCATCGCTTGCGGTCCTTCGGGACGCGATGATGAATGACTTCTGGACAGACGACCGTCCGCCGAAGATCAACGACCTCGACGGCGTGCGCGACCGACTGCAGGCTCTCGTAGCCGAGAACTTCGAACGGTACGCGGACAAGGGCCCTCATCACTACAACCAGATCGAAGACGGTGCGCCTTATCACGAGAACAATCCTTCTGGGCAACGCGAAGAACAGTTCGAAGGCGAGCGTGAAGTGGACGCCCGTTTAAACGCGTTTGCTCAGTCGGGAACTGACTCGATGGATATCAGCCTCATGGAGCTTGATCCTGGCGAGCATGTAATCCTGTGCGAAGACACCTCCTTGTATACCGCTGGCACAGAATTCACTGTCCGCAGCTTCGAAGAAGTTGGTGAAGGCGTTCGACGGTACTTCCTGGACAAACTCGACGGTACTCGCGCAGGCTGGTGGATGAGCAAAAAGTTCTACTACGTCAACACTGGTGGCGTTGTCAAAGGTCCTCAGGTGCTTTGGGAAGCCGTGATGGATCCTCGCACGCTTGGCCTTCATATCGGAATCGACCAGGCGAAACAGTCCCACGGTGACGACGTGTTCCAGGCGCCGCGTTCGCACGATGAAGTCGAGAAGGAGCTGCTCGACAACATCCGCAAGACCATGGCCGCGCAGGAAAACGCGCCGACGCCTGAGGAACGCGGGTTCCAGACCATGTTCGAGTCGCTTTCCAGCGCGTTGCCTGACGGGTATGTGGTCGAGCATCAGCGTGTCGGTGACGTCGAGATCCTGCACATCGCACCCGGCGACATTCCGATTGAGGACTGGAATGCGACGGACTACGACTTCGAGACAGAAGAAATCCTGCGCGTCGCAATGTCAACGGACATCCATGCCTATGAGGCGCACCTGGAAGACAACACCTACCTTCCTGACAAGCCACTCGATGTGCTCGGTGACGATGATCCGTCCCAGATCCTTTACGTGCAGCCAGCTGACCCTGAATTTGATCGGGCCCACGTCGTCGAGGGTCTGACGATGAAACAGGTTCAGAATCTCGTGATGCGTGAGGCCGAGGACATTGCCTGCGTGTTGTATCACGGGGACACTGTCATGTTCGACACCTTGCTGCGTCGCGTGCTGATACGTCTCAAGTCACAGCCCCTACGCCAGGTCAGGATTGACTTTGCAACCGGTGGCTCGTCGGAGAGATCGACGCGCTTGACCAACGACCAGTGGTTCGTCGCATGTCCCTTCTGTCGTTGCACCGAGATGTTCGGCGCGTCGCCTTTCGTCCCTCGGACGTTTGCATAACTGAAACAGTGTCCAGCCCCTGACGGGGCTGGGTGCTCTCAACTGGAGAAACGGAAAATGAACGTCAAGGAGCTGCACGAGGCGCTCGGTAAAATGATCGAAAACGGTCATGGTGATTCTGAGGTCTCACACGTCAATGGGCAAGGAAAAGCATCGACTGTGCTCGGGTGGGAACTCGTCACATCGGCGTCCTACGAACCCGCACGCGGGGCCGATCAACGCCCAATCGGGAAGCAGCTTAATCTTCACACGGTCGCGCGTTTCTAACCTATTTTCAACGTCAAGTTCGGAATAAGGATATAAGCGAGTTGTGGGGAACGCGTCGAATGTTGTTGACGCGTGGTCATAAGTCGCTTATACGTTGGTCAAACAACGGAGACACGACATGACACTTCAAGCAGCAATCAACGACATTCGCGACTCGATTGTGATCGACGGTTACTCGGACGATCTCGTGGCTGAAATTGCCGAGGATTATGAATTGAACCCGATCCTCCTCGAACGCAAATTCTCGGAATGCTATGGCGTGTCCGTGGCTGATTGGGTCGCACCCACGCTCGTCAGTGAACGTGACTTGGAATCGTTGCGCCCTGCTGCTGAAAAGTGGTACAACGAACAATTCCGCGGCTCGGGCGTTGAAATTGGCTCTACGTTTAAACGCGGTGACCGTGCGGGTTTCGTTGTTGCCATCACGACGAACGCCGTCTACTACATCGACACGCTTAACGAAAATCGCATGGTATTGAAATTCTCGAACAGACGTTCTCGCGCGGCTTGGGTTGCGAAGAACCTCTGAAAACTGTTCCGGCTCGTTACGCTTTCGGGTTGCTGCCTCGCATCCTTAAGTTCGCTGATCGTCGGTAGCGAAAGTCGGTAGTTCATGTGGCGGTCAGCGAAGGGGCGTCCCGGGATCGGGTATGGCTACGAGAAGGCCTAGAAACGCGTTCGATGCGAAAGGTCGTGGAATGAGCCATGGCTAGGCGTCGAGCGCGTTTTGTTTTTGCGTTTTCTACATACGCGTAGCAGAAATCTTGAATGGGTATGGTGGAGGATTTCTGTTGCAGGACGCGCAGGTTGCGCATGGACAAGAGATTGTCGTTGCAGGACAATGGTTTGAGGACCAGGGGTATGCTGCAGGGATGCTGCACGAACTGCATGATCACCCAAAAAGTGTAGTTTTCTTCGTGCGCGTGCGCGTATACGTGCTTAGGATTGTTCTGTCAATTGGGTTTGGAACTTTATTTTGACCTTCTGTTATACGGGCGTCCTGCGTCGAAAACTGGCAATCTTGGGCGCATTGACGCTGTTTCTGTCGCTGCTGCGTCAGGACCTTCGTCCTGGATTGACGCGCCGAGCATCGCAACCTATAAACGAGTTATGACTGTCCGGGAAGATAAAAGAAGTGGGTAACACCTATGGCGAATGAGGTAGCGGAACGCACCGTAGATGGAAACGTCCCGAAGCGGGTAGCGAAGGACGGGTCGAAGCGTGGCATCGGCAACAAAGGTAAGAAGCAGCGGCACACGATACTCCTCGAGAACATAGCAGAAGCCGTCGAACGAGACACTGGAATCAAGGACTGGGATCCCGTCGTCCAGATGGCTGTCGTCGCGGCTCGCGCGTTCACGGGCTATCCCGCGGTTGATGAAAGAGGGCAACCCGTCCTGGAACAAGCAATCGACGAGGCAGGTAATCCTCGTGTGGACGACGATGGCAACCCGCTATTCCTTCAGGTTATGGTGCCTCCTGATCCTACTTTAGCGGTTGCAGCGGCTGCGAAAGTCGCGCCATATCTTCACCAGCAGATGCGCCCTCGTGACGTCGCGGAGGAAGGCGAAGGAGCCAAGGATCCGGACGAGACGAAGGACAAGGTTCTGTCTGCATTCGAGAATATGGGTGTGAAGGTGGAGCGGGAGGAAGGCGAATGAGAATCTTTGCGGTGTTTGAGGATGGGCAGGAGGACGCCCTCGATTACTTCCAGTTCGAGGAGTCAGCTATTGCGTTAGTAGACCACCTCACCCAGGTTAGACCCGGGAAGGAGCGCGCCATAGAGATCATCGACGCAAAAGCCGGTTTTGACCCTGCGGAGGAAGGCGAATGAGCATGGTAGTCTGGGCAGCAGCCGCGGGTGCGTTCGTCACCGTTGTGGTGGTCATCCTGGTCGGCGTCTTCATCGCGCACAAAGTCGACAACTGGAAGGACGACGAATGATTTCTGGCGGTAAAGCATTTAGGGGCGATGCTGTGGTCTCCAAAACCACCGAGCGAGGTTCGAGTCCTCGTGCCGCTGCCATAGACCTCGGAATCGACAACGTGGTGAAGGGCTTCCAAGGCCCTCATCGCTGGTTGAGCAACTTCCATCCGTCGCTCATTCGGTACGAGGGTCTGACGCTCGATTCCGTCGAACACGCATACCAGTCCGCAAAATGCGCGGACGCTGCGGAGCGACACCAATTCCGACACATCACACCAGGACAGGCCAAACGCCTCGGCAGACGCGTGCATATCCGATCTGACTGGGAAGATGTGCGCGAGCAAGTGATGCTCGATTGCCTCAGGCTCAAGTTTCAGTGGCCGCTCCTGCGGATGAACCTTCTAGCGACCGAGGACGCGATCCTTGTCGAATGGAACACATGGGGCGACACTTTTTGGGGTGTTACGGACAAAGGCGGCGACAATCGCCTCGGCAAGATCCTCATGCAGGTGAGGAGCGAGATCAGTGAGTAACCAATCCTCACAAATGCCCGAAGAGACGCAGCGTCCGCGCAAGCGCTCACGGAAGCACGCAAAACCGTGGGAAGTGTGGTATCGCGCATCGAATGGGCGCAGCTCCCTGTTCTTCCGCGACTGGGTTCGTTTCGGTCGATACAAGGACGAGGCCACTGCGCAAGGCGTGCTGCGTCAGAAGCGCACCGACCCTTACTTCGAGTGTGAGGTTAGAAAAGGTCTTTGACACCCACCATAAGCCTGTGTTATACGTGATCGCATCAACACGAAACAACGGACGGAAACGACATGACAAACCTTGCTAAAAAAGAAATAATCGGATCAACGGGCAACTACATGGTCCGCGCAACCTTGACTAAGGACGTTGAAATAGAAAACGGCTACACGATGCCTACTGGCAACGTTGTTACCTTGAAGTCTAAGCAAGGCCGTTTCATGAAAGTAGACTCCTTCGAAACAAAAGCTGCCGCACAAACCGCTCTCGAGGCGTGGACGACTTATGAATAAGCAGGTCCTATTCAGCGTGACCGCCAAGGACTGTCGATGGGATACGTTCCGAGGCACAGGCAAGGGTGGGCAGAAGCGCAACAAGACGGAATCAGGTGTTCGATGCACCCACCTCGCATCGGGTGCAGCTGGTCAGTCAGACGACTCCCGGTCGCAACACGACAATCGTCGCACTGCGTTTAAACGCATGGCCGCAACGTCGGAGTTCAAGTCATGGCATCGTCGTGAGGTGGGCAAGCACACGGGCGAGGAGGCCGCGATCAACGACGCAGTCAACCGTGCGATGGAACCCCAGAACCTGGATATTGAGTATTTCGACCCAAATACGTGATTGATACCGATTAGCACACTGAATATAACAACATTATTGTAGTTTCAAAGTCAACTAGATACCTGCAACAATAAAAGGAGTGAGACCATGAAGTCCTTTAACACCAAGCTGTAGCGAAATCTGACCGGCGAATTTAAACAATCAAAGATAGCGCCTAATCCGCGCACAAGAAAAAGAATGCATCGGAACCCGCACCAAGCGACTTTTCAAACGGTGAACGGCGGGACTGGCGCGGGGGTGTCATGCACCCCCGCGGCTTTCAACCCTACGTGGTCTAACTGGATAAGGCAAGGAACTTCTATTTCTTAGGTTGCAGGTTCGAGTCCTGCCGTAGGGACCAGTGGAAGTATAGTGTAACGGTTTAGCACGCAGCGCTCATAACGCTTGTAGACATGGGTTCAATTCCCTGTACTTCTACCATCAACAAAGGACCTTTAACATGCTCGACGCAATCAAGAAAGAAATTACCACGACCTGGGTGGGAGGATCGAAGTTCGACCGCCTCATGCTGGTCGCCTTCTCGTTGTTCTTCCCCTATTACATAATCCGCGGGAACTGGTTTGACGCAATCGTGGCAATCCTCGTCTTGGTATGGGTGTGGCAATCCGTGAAGGAGGAGACAATCAATGGCTAAGTATGACCAAGGCGGCGGATGCGCGTGCGGGTTGTACCGAGAATGCTGCTGCGAGGACGTGCAGCCAAAGGCACCGAAGCCTGTCGCACGCATTAAGATCACCGACGCGATGGTGGGTGCCGCGATCATGTCGCTGCACCAATCCGCAATCGACACGGGACACCCACTGCCTCCTGAAGATGAGGCACCAGAACAGTGGGCCGAGATGCGCGACGTGATGCGAAAGGCTCTCACAGCAGCAAGGGATGCAATCTGATGGGACTTGAGATCAACGAGCGTGTCTGGTGCATTGAATGCAACGGTACTGGAGTCCTTCACCTGTTCGACGCGAACGAATCCGAGACCTTCGACGTCACTCAAGCTGTCGTAGCACATCTCAACAACGGTGCAACAGTACTAGACGACGCGTGGCACGACATTACCGAGAACGACGTCTTCACCTTCACCTTAATAATGGACGGCGCAAATGGCTGAACTC